CGTGTATCGCCCGAAGTTGCCGAAGTAGTAGCGTAACCACCATTCAGAACACCGGATGAAGTAATTTGAATTGGTGCGCCGGCAGAACCAACTTGCACTGAATCAAATTCTGGGTCGGCAAATGCGACACCAATAGCTTTAGTATTTGGCATGATAAACCTTTCTGTCTATTCCAAAAAAGGAATGGCCAAGGAGCCGAAGCCCCTTGGTTTAACTTTAAGCAGTGCGATACAGAGTCCAAGTTGTGTCGCTGGTTTTACGAGCAACAAACGAAGCCGAAGTTTCATTGTTGATAGTCAGCGAACCAACGATTGTCCAACCAGTACCTGTACCAGCAGCCATCGTGATGTCGCCGGTAGTGGTGCCGATGTTAATGATTGTCCAGTTAAAAGTGCTGCCAACCTTTGCACTTGACACCAGATCATTAACGCCAGTAGTAGCACCCGATGTCACTACGATAGGCATCGTGTAGGTGGTGCCGGTTGTGCCTGGGTTAGCAATCAAAATACCGCCGGTAACTTCGGCAGCGGTCAGAGTAACAGCAGAAGTGCCCGTCTCCGTCAGCGGAGCAGGCAGATAGCCCATAACTGGTTCGTTAAGGTTGCCATCACCGAGCTGGTAGCCACCAGCGCCATTAGGAAGAGCCATGATAAGTTCCTTTCAAATAGAGTCGTTAATGGGGGCCAAAGCCCCCACCAATGCTTAGCCCCAGATACGGCAAGCCATTTGCGGACGGATTGTGCTGTAGCCGTACAGAACGTCGATACGGCAAGGCAGACGGTCGTTGTTGATGTCGTACTGACGAACAATACGCATCGAAATACCGTTGTGGACTTGGCGGGAAGCCATGTCTACGCCTTGTGGCATCAGCAGATCGGCGGTTGCAAACGTGATCGCATCCTTGTGATAGACCAGGTTCTGAGCGTACTGACCGGTAGCGTTACCCAGCATGGTGACAGTAGCACCGGATGCAGGCAGTGCGGACACAGTAGCCAGAGCTTGCGAAGCCGAGAACAGCGCAGGCGAGATCGACAAAGTTGCGGTTGACGAACCGGTAGCCGCCGCAGTTACGGTGAACTGTTGCAGCGAACCAGTCGACTCACGGGTCTGTGGGTTAACAGCAAACACGCCAGAGATTGTGAACACGTCGCCGACGTTCCAAGTTTTAGCCGAACCGGTAAAGCTAATTGGCAGGGTCGACTGGCCTTCGGTGGTAACGGTCGAGGTCACGGTGATGCCGGTGCCCCAGTCGCCGTTGGTGTGCTGCTTGATCGACTGCGACATGTTGACTTCGTCGAAGCCCAGCACGCCCATGCCCATCATGCCGTTCTTGAACTGGCGGCTGATGGTGTCGGTCGGGTTAAACAGACCTTTCATGCCTTCAACCAGACCAGCGTTAGCAGCTGGGTTAACAGTTGCGTAGCGTGGCGACATCACAGCGGCGTTTTCGTTCAGCTTCTGCTGAGCTTGCAGCAGAACGAGCGAAGTCGATGGGGTGGTGCCGGGAGTGCCGACCGAGTTGAACACGTTTTTGTATGCGTTAGCAACGTCTGCATCGATGCTGGAAGCCAGCTGCGAAATACGAGGCTTCAGTACACGCTCTGCAAAGTCATCCAACTGCATGGTGAGTTCAGCGGAGGTGAAGTTCACGCCGATGTGCTTCTGCGAAGCAACCGTCAGAGTGGTGAACTGTTCGTTGTCGTCCTGAACTTGCAGGGCGGCACCGTCAGTCACCAGCGCACGGTCTGGTAAACGGATACGCAGTGTAGAACCAATTTTTGCGCCTTCAACGGCGAAAGAATCGTCGTACTGACGATTGACGTTACGAGTGATCACCAGGTTGTTCTCGAGGATTTCGAGCGCCTTGCGGGTGATCATGTCGATAGTAAGAATCGAGTTTGCCATGATAGTCCTTAAAAAAATTAGCGGTTACGTTGAGCTTCCCACTTCTTCATCTGGCGCTGGCGATCCGCCTCAATCCACTCCGACGTGCTCATATTTTTGATTGAGCGTGGGTCGGTGGTGTCATAAGACGGCGTACCAGAGCCTCTGCCCGATATGGGCGCGATAGGCGGTGGGGCGCTTGTCGTTTTCTTCAAAACCGGCTCAGAAGCAATTTTTGCTTCAATCTTGCCGATCTCTTTGGCCTGTAACATGGGCGAATTCAGTGCGGCAATACGCGCGGCTTCTTTCGGATTTGAGCCCAAATAATACGCAATATCAGGGCCAATATCCGACGCTTGGATCGTCTCAGCCATTACATCAGTGACTCGAAGCTGCGGGTTGTAAGCGACTTGTTCAAAGTCGTCATACTTACCTCGGGCTTCTTCTTCCCTGTCGTGATACGCCTCAAGCAAATCCATGCGTTGCCGTTCGAGTTCACGCTTGGCCAGTAGTTCTTCCGCTTTGCGTGCTGCCAGTGCATCGGCATACGCATCAACGGAATCAAACTGCTCTGGTGGCGGTAACTCTGCAGGTGTCACAGGCGCTGTTTGCGCTTTGCGACTCTGCTCGCGTTCCCACTTCCTTTGCTCTCTTGCAAGCCTTTTGCCTACGATGGCATCCAATTCTTCTTGTGTGAAGGTCTTGGTCTGCTGCTCGTTTGGCTGATCATTCTCCGGCGCTAGTGTTTCTTCAGCTACAGGCTCTGCCGTCGGTGCCTGTTCTGGCGCGGGTGAATCCGCTAACTGATTTTGAAGCTCTTCTGACATAACTGATTCCTGAAGAATCCCCGGTCAAATGGGCCGGTACAGTTGCTAAATTATGCACCTAAGAAATACGGTGTCAAGGTGAAAACTGAAAAGGTGTGTGTTTATTCGTAAGCCACGGTGTATTCAATGGTGTTTCCAATGTCAATATAGAGCCCCTTACTAAACCACAGACCAGCAGGGAAACTGACATGTTGCGTGCCCGCCGTTGGCGTCACCGTAGCAACAATTTTAGGGTCGTTGGTGTCGGCAGTAGCACTGTCGTATATCGCAAACGTGCCGCTAGAAGTGGTGGAGATATACACGCCGTACAGCTTGCCGCCACCAATTTTAATTTGCTTGTCGGCGCTGCCTTGAAAATAGAGTGCCATGATGTGTCCTTACGCTAAGAATTTCAGTTTGTAAATCGTGGACAAGTACAGCCCAACAATTTCGTCAATAATGTTTTGTAGCGGGCTGTCCGCCTTATCGACGACCTTGTACCGCATCTCTTCGATTTCTTCAAGCTGGTCTTGCAAAAACTCCAAGATGTTGCCCGGCTTTTTGGTCGACTGCAGCGAAATAGCGCCAATCAGCCCGTGACGGCCTTGGTAGGCTTCCGCAAACTTGTCCGCTAAGTCAACAATATCATTGTAAAAACGGCGTAATGCCTTGTGTTTAGCGTAGCTACGGGTGTTCAGGTGCACCGAATGGGCCACATCACGGCCCAAAAACAGAATACCTACGAAGTTTGCGCAATTCATAATCGTGGTTCCTCAGGTGGCATTTCGCCCATTTCCGGCGGCATCATGCCCATTTCCGGCGGCATTTGTTGCATGTCAGGGGGCATCATGCCCATTTCTTCGCCCATTTGAGGCATTTCGCCTGGCAGCTCGAGGCCACCTTCGCTCATGGCCAAGTCGCCAGTGCTCATAATGTCGCGCAGGGTCTGCATGACGACGTCTTGCACCTGATCGGGCGACATAGCGCCGCCAATAGCGGTGAGTCGCTGTGTTTCGGCCTGATACGCCTTGATCTCGGCTTCGAAGTTCTTGCGCTCCATATCCTGCACCTCGACTGACTTTCCAACATTCTGCAGCATCTGGTGCATTTGATCCAACTCCTGCGCCATTGCCTGCATCTGCTGCTTGGCCATTTGCATCTCGGGCGACTCGTCGCCGCCTTCCAGAATCTTCGGATCGATGATCTTGGCAAAACGTGCTGCCATCTCCTGCGCGCCAGGCCAATCCATGTTCTTGATGAACAGGTCGCCTGCCACGCTCCAGAGCTGCGGGTTGGATTGCAAGATCATGCCCATTGCGTCCAGTGCTTCCTGACGCTTGGTGAGATACGACGGGCCGGTGGTCACCACGACGTCGTACTTACCGACACCGGGGTTGTAAATCTTATCGATGACGATGTCGTTCTGGTCACGAATCTCTTTGACCGCTTCTTGCTGCATCGGGTCGAGCTTGACCATCTCGGTGTCGCCGTCGACGCCAATGATGCGGGCAATCCGCTGGGTGTCGTAAATCTTTGGGATCAGGCCAACAATTTGACGGGTAACGTGCCTAATAGCCCGCGCCAGATTGTCCACGTAATGATAAGTGCCAGTATCA